TGCACGCGCGCACGCGGACAGGTTTACCGAATTAGTCGGTACCGTCGTATAGGTAGGTGCGCCGGCATCGCCCGAGGCCATATCGACGCCTACGCGAACCGGGCCCGCGTCGAAACGCGCCGCCCGAGCTCGGCCCTGGCCGTTACATGAAAGGCCTTATCGTGGCCGATTGGCGCACAACGAAGGCCGACCGGATTAGGTCGGCGCACGCCGAACTCGTAGCCGCCCGCGCCGAGTACGACGCCACGGTCGCCGAACAGCACAGCACCACCCCACGCCGAGACCTCGACCACATCAACGCTCGTCATGGAGCGCCCAGCTTCAAGCCCACCGTCGAGGCCGTGAACACAGAACTAGGCTGCGACGCCGAGCTCGACCCCGGCGGTATCCGTGACCCGCTAGCGACCTACGTCGTAGCGTGGAACCAGTACATAGCAACCCTCGAGGCCATTAGAAACGAGCACGTCATATGAACAAGCTATTGACCCTTACCGTTATCGCGGCTCTCGGCGTTGTCGCCGCCGCCGGTTTAGACATCAGCGACGCGAGGCACCGCTCGAAACGTGTCACCGCCGGCTTTAATAGCGTCACGCCGGCCACCACTACGCCGCCGGCCACCACTACGCCGCCGGCCACCACTCCGCCACCGGCCACCACTACGCCACCGGCCACCACTACGCCACCGGCCACCACTACGCCGAGCTCGTCGCCGCTGCGATGCCCCGAGCTCTACGACGTCGCCGTCGCCGTCGGTTGGCCGGTTAAAGTGATACCGAAAATGTTACGCACCGTTTATCGCGAGTCACGATGCAACCCGACCGCCCGTTCTCGTACCGCCGACTCCGGTCTATTGCAGGTAAACGACGTAAACCTCGGTTGGCTAGCAGCTCGAAACGTGACCGTCGACGACCTCTACACCGTGCCCGGCAACCTGTACGCCGGCCTTCTGTTATGGCGCGCTTACGGTTGGCGCCCCTGGCGCGGCGGCGCGTAATGGGTCGCCGAGGCCCCGCTAAGACCCCGACCGCGTTAGCGATAGTGCGAGGCGAAACGCGGCCGTCGCGTGTGAACCGTAACGAACCGACGCCGCCGCCCGTACGACCCGACCCGCCCGAATACCTCGACCTCGACGCGCTCGGCGTATGGCGTCGCCTGGCGCCGTCGCTCGAGGCCCGCGGTATTCTGACCGTATGGGACGTCGACACGTTCGCCGCTTTCTGTACCGCCGTCGTGCATCATCGCCGCGCCGTCGCGATGGTAAATAAATCGTCGGTAGTGCTCGGCCGCACCCCGTCGACGTACATCAAACACCCGGCTATGCAAGTCGTACGCGACCAGGCGGCGCTAATCGTTACGCTCGCCGGCCGGTTCGGTTTAACGCCGTCAGATAGGTCGGCGATACGGCTCGAGCTCGAGGACGACCCGGCAGGTTATGGCATCCTCGACTAGCACCCCGACCCGACCGAGGCCGCCGAGGAAACCGCCGCGGCCGGCTATTGAACGGCAGATTGACGCCGCTATCAAACGATGGGAGGCGGCCGGGCTCGTCGAGCCTACGACGTGGAAAGGTGCGCCGTTGCTACGCACCCCGTTACCGGCCGGGCCCGACGTCGTATTCGATACCGACGCCGTCGAACGCGTGCTTAAGTTTTTCGCCCTGTTACGTCAACTTATCGGCCGATGGTCGGGCCGCCGGTTTGTGCTACTCGACTGGCAGGTTCGGTACCTGGTAGCCCCCGTATTCGGCCTAAAGTCGAAAACGACCGGGCATCGCATTATCCGCACCGTATGGTTCGAGATACCCCGCAAGAACGGCAAGTCGACGCTATGTTCGGGCCTGGCGTTGTACCTGTTCGCCGCCGACCGCGAGCAAGGCGCACAGGTTTACACCGCGGCCGGCGACCGATCACAGGCCGGTATCGTATTCGGGCCGTGCCGCGACATGGCCGCCGGTTCGCCTGAGCTCGCCCGCACCCTCGGTAAAGGAATACGCCGCCATTACCTCGAGCACCCGCGGACCCGGTCTATTCTCCGCGCGTTGTCGTCGGACGGCGCCCGGCAGCAAGGCCTAAACGTTCACGGCGCGATCATCGACGAAGTACACGTACACAAGACCCCCGACCTAATCGACGCCCTAGAAACCGGCGTCGGTTCCCGAACACAACCGCTCGTTATATTCATTACGACCGCCGACGACGGCGCCGACGGTTCGGTTTACGCGACGAAACGCGAATACCTCGAAGGTATCGCCGCCGGCACTATCGACGACCGCACGTTCTTAGGCGTCGTATTCGGCGTCGACCATACCGGCCCCGGTTTCGACCCGTTCGCGGACGCATCGCTAATCGCCGCTAACCCTGGTATCGACATAACGGTAATGCTCGACTACCTACAGGCGAAAGCGGCCGAGGCGCGTCAGTCACCGGCGCAACTCAACCGCTATTTACGGTTGCATCTAAACATCAGAACGAAACAGACGACCCGCTGGTTATCCCTGGCCGCGTGGGACGCCGCCGCCGGCGAACTAGATATCGACCAGGCGTTCCGCGGCCGGCCCTGTTACGGCGGCCTAGACCTAAGCTCGACGACCGACTTTTCGGCGTTCGCGTTCGTTTCGCCGCTCGATACCGAAGGTTACAGCGCGCACGTTCTGCACTGGTTACCCGAACAACGCGCCGACGAACTCGAACGGCGAACCGGTGTACCGCTCAACCGGTGGCGCGACGAAGGATGGTTACGATTCACCGAAGGCAACGTCGTCGACTACGCGCAGGTACGCGCCGACATTAAAGCCGAGGCCGAACGTATCGGCGCCGTACTACTCGAAGTCGCGTTCGATCCGTGGAACGCGGCCGAAACCGTTAACGAAATGCAGAACGACGGTCTAACGATGGTGCCGATACGGCAAGGGTACGCGTCGCTATCTAACCCGGCTAAAGAGCTCGAGCGACTGGTTATGGGCTCAACAGTCGCCGCGCCGCTACTGGTACACGGCGCTAACCCGGTGCTACGCTGGCAGGCCGATAACGTCGAAGTACATCAAGACCCGGCCGGCAACATTAAACCGGCGAAACCCGACCGCCGTAAGAGCTCGAAACGTATCGACGGTATCGCCGCCGTCGTGAACGCGTTAGCCCGAGCGATGCTACGACCCCCCCCGAAAAAGGCCCGGCGCGCCGCCGGTTTCTAAACAAGAGCTCGAGGACTTTATGAGGATTCAAGTACACCCGGCCGACGTCGGCGGTTGTGGACATTACCGGCTGATATGGGCCGCCGAGGCGTTAGGTTACGCCGGCGCCGATATCGACCTGGTGGTGCCCGACACCCCGCAAGCCGCTATAAATTGTTTACCGAACATATCGGCGTCGGCCGCCGCCGGCCGCCCTGTTCTCGGTAGGTTACGCGACGCCCCCGACTACGACGTGCTCGTGCTACAACGACCGTTAACACATCAGCTAGTCGAAGTCATCCGGTTACATCAGGCCGCCGGCGTCGCCGTCGTCGTCGAAATAGACGACGATTTCGAGACTATCGACCCGGCTAATATCGCATGGCGTACCGTTAACCCGGCGTTATCCCCCGACCGTAATTGGCACCATCTCCGCGAGGCCGCCCGTATCGCCGACCTTGTGACCGTCACGACGCCGGCGTTAGCTCACCGGTACGGCCGGCACGGTCGCGTCGTCATTATCCCGAACCATGTACCGTCGAAATATCTGCACGTTCTCACCGACCCGCATGACGGTATCCGCGTCGGTTGGTCCGGTTCGATAGATACACACCCGCACGACTTACAGGTAACCCGCGGCGCCGTCGGCCGGTTACTCGCCGAGCACGGTTTAACGTTTCACCTAATCGGCTCCGGCCGCGTCAAGGCGTACGACGCCGCCGGTACCGAGGTCGAAATAACCGACGTTCGCATATTGGATAATTTAGGGATACGTGCCGGCGAAACGTTCGCGCATACCGGCGGCTGGTTACCGCTTGTCAACTATGCGCCCGCTATGGCCGAGCTTGACGTCGGTATCGTACCGTTAGCGGCCGGCGCGTTTAATGAGGGTAAATCATGGCTGAAAGGTCTCGAGCTCGCAAGCGTCGGCGTACCGTTCGTAGCGACCCCGACCGGCCCGTACCGCGACCTGGTAGCGCTCGGCGCCGGCGTGCTCGCCGACCGGCCGCGCACCTGGTATAGCTCGCTTGACAGACTGATAACCGACGACGACTACCGTTACGAGCTCGGCCAAGCCGGCCGTCGCGTCGCGAATAGTTGGCTAATCGAAAACAACCTCGAGAAATGGTTAGACGCCTGGACCGTCGCGCGCCGTAACGCCGACCGTCGGCGCCCATCGCCGGCGAAACCGTCGCCGAATATACCGCGGTTTATACCACCGTGGCCGGTATCGGCCACCTTCACAGCAAAGGCGCCCTAATGACCCCTACAGCCCCGATAACGGTACTAGTGCCCTCAAGAGGCCGACCCGGCAATATTGAACAGCTAATAGACGCCTGGGTATCGACCGCGGCCGGCGGTTACGCCGAGCTCGTCGTTATCGTCGACGACGACGACCCGCACGTCGCCGCATACCAGGCCGTCGATTACCCGGCCGAGTTCGCCGAGCTCGTTATCGGCCCCCGGTTACGCCTGGGCGGCACCCTAAACCATTACGCCCCCGCCGCCGCGTATCGTTCGCTGGCCGTCGGTTTCCTCGGCGACGATCACCGGCCGCGGTCTATGCGATGGGATCAGACGATATACGAAACCGTAGCCGCCGGCCGTCACGTCGTCGCTTACGGTAACGACCTGATACAAGGCCCCGCACTGCCGACCGCCGTATTTCTGTCGTCGAGCATTATCAATACCGTCGGCTATTTCGTACCGCCCGGTATGACCCACCTATTCCTCGACAACTATTGGCGTCGCCTCGGCGAAACCCTCGGCTCGTTACGGTACCTACCCGACGTCATCATCGAACACGTACACCCGATAGCCGGCCGTGCAGCATGGGACGACGGCTATACCGAAGTGAACGCGCCGGCGGTATGGACCGCCGACGAAACCCGTTTCTCGCAATACGTCGCCGACGGCGAGTTCGCCGCCGCTATCACCCGCTTATCAACGACGGAGGTTTACTAATGGCCGAATGGCGCTTATATCCGGCCGGCACGATACCCGAGTACGCTACGGCCGCCTGGTACGCCGACCGTGACCGTGCAGCGCACGCCGACGAACCGTTACACCGCCCCCGGCTCGAGGCCGCCGCCCGTATAGCCGCAACCTACGTTAACGAGCTCGGCCTCGGTTTCGTAATGGACGTCGGCGCCGGCGACGGCGGCCTCTTGCAACTATTGGCCCCGCAGATACCGCGCTCGGTCGTAACCGTCGGCTACGACCTGCAACCGTCGAACGTCGCCGGCGCCGCCGAACGCGGCGTCGACGTAGTGCTCGGCGACGCCGCGTTACATATCGCCGACCTCGGTTTCACTAAACGCGGTTCGTTAGTGCTCGCTACCGAAATGCTCGAACACCTAGTCGACCCGCATAAGTTCGTCGCCGAGCTCCACCACGCCGGCGCACAAGTACTAGTCGCGTCGTCGCCGTGGACTGAAACCGGCGACAACCATTACGGCTATCATCTGTGGGCCTGGGATACCGCCGGATACGTCGATATGGTGACGCGTTCCGGTTGGCATGTTCTCGCCGTCGAAATTATCGGCATGTTTACCGTGCTCGCCGCCACTAGATCACCGCTCGAGGCGGCACCATGACCGGCACCCGTCGAGCCCTAGTCACCGGTTCGGCCGGTTTCGTCGGCCGGCACATATCAGCAGCGTTAACGGCGGCCGGTTACACTGTTACCGGTATCGACCTATTAACCGGGCATGACGCCCGTTTCACATACGAATATGACGTCGGTATTTACCCCTACGACCTGGTAGTGCATTGCGCCGCGGTCGTCGGTGGCCGCACGATGATAGACGGCCGGCCGCTCGAGCTCGCCGTAACCGACCTAACGTTAGACGCCGCCCTGTTCGCCTACGCGTTACGGTTACGACCCCGCCACGTCGTCTATTTCTCAAGTTCGGCCGCTTACCCGACATGTTGGCAGACCGAAACGATGCGGACCCCGCTCGCCGAATCGTTAATCGACCATACCGCCGCGTTTCTTGGCGCCCCCGACCAAACGTACGGCCTGGTTAAACTCGTCGGCGAACGCCTAGCGCTCGAGGCCGTCGCCGAAGGCATAAACGTAACCGTCGTGCGGCCGTTCTCCGGTTACGGCGCCGACCAGGCGCTCGATTACCCGTTCCCGACGTTTATCGAACAGGCCCGAACGTTACAGCTCCGCCGCCGGGGCCGGTTACCGGCCAACCACGGCGCCCCCGACACATTCAAGATATGGGGAACCGGCGACCAGGTACGCGACTTTATACATATCGACGACGTCGTCGCCGGCACGTTAAAGCTAGTCGAGCTCGGCGTTACCGGCCCCGTAAACCTCGGTACCGGCCGGCCGACATCATTTAACGAGCTCGCCGCCCTGATACTCGCCGCCGCCGGCGTACATGGCGTCGAGCTCGAGCACCTGGTAACGAAACCCGTCGGCGTCGCGTACCGCGTCGCTAACACGGCCCTAATGGGCGAATATTTCCGGCCGACCGTAACCCTCGAGGCCGGCATACGAAAGGCACTCGTTTAACAATGAACCCCGCAACACCCCCGCCGCCGCCGTCCGGTTGCACCGGCACATACACCGGCGCTAACCCGTACACGTTGGCGCACCCCGGCGGCGCCCGCGAGTTATGCCCGTACCATTTCGCGCAAGATACCGGCGCCGCCCGCGGCGACTACCTCGCCGGCCGAATGGTGCCCGGCGGCGCGGTGGTGCCCGACGGCGCTGGGCACCACCAGGTCGATATCGGCGCCGGCGAGCCCGCCGTCGCGGTGGTGCCCTTCCCGCGTGACGTTACGGTCGTTATCCCGACTATCGCCCCGCGGGCCCGTATGCTCGGCCGTGCTATAGCGTCGGTAACCGGCCAGACGGTACCGGCATCAGCTATCGCCGTCGCCGTCGACACCGAAGGCGACGGCGCGTGGACTACCCGCAACCGTGCAGCGTTAACCGTCGCTACAACCTGGACGGCGTTCCTTGACGACGACGACGAACTGTTACCGCAGCACCTCGAGTACCTGTTAGCGCTCGCCGAGCAGCACGACGCCGGTATCGCGTGGGGATGGTTTCAGGTCGTCGGCGGTACTGACCCGTTCCCTATGCACCGGGGCCGACAATTCGACCCCGACACACCGCATATTGTGCCGATCACATACCTGATACGAACCGACGTACTGTTCGCCGCGATGCTCGCTACCGGCGGTTTCCTACCCGATACCGCGGGCCGTTGGGAGGATCAAGACATGCCCCTATTCGTCGCCGCTGCCCGGTTAACGAAAACGGTCGCGTCGGACGTCATCACCTGGAACTGGTACCACCATCGCACTAACACGTCGGGCCTACCGGCACGATGGCATACAACGCCGGCCGGTTCGGCGTAGTATTCTCTCGAACGGAGGCCTAACCCGATGCCCTACACCGCCGAGCAGATACGCGACCGCCTGATATTGAAGCTAGGCGCGCAGGCCCGAACATACGCGACGTATAACGCCTATTACACCGGTAACCATCCGTTACCCGACGCCCCGAACGGGGCCCGTAGTGAGTTCTTGCGACTTATGCGCCTGGCGCGGTCTAACTGGATGGAACTAGTAGTCGACGCCGTCGCCGAACGGTTAATCGTCGACGGGGTACGGTTCGGTAATCAGCAAGCCGCCGACGTCGACGTATGGTCGACTATCTGGCAACCGAACGCGTTAGACGCCGAGCACGGCGCCGTCCATACCGAATCGTTAATCGCCGGTACCGCCGCCGTTCTCGTATGGCCCGGCGAACAAGGCGCCGATAGCCGCCCATCAGTGACCGCTGAGCACCCGACCGAGGTTTACGTCGAGCTCGAGCCCGGTTCCCGCCGCGAACGTTACGCCGGCGTTAAAGTGTATTGTGACGACGACAACGAATACGCGACGTTATGGACGTCGGCCGACTGCGACCCGGCCGAAGTAGCGACTGTTTACAAGTGGATCAGGCCGAAAGCGTCGGCGCTATGGGAACCGTACGCCGACCGCGACGACCCCGATTGGCAATTCGTGAACGTGCTCGGCGTCGTTCCGTTGATACCGTTTCTAAATAAGCGCCGCATGATCGGCGCCGGCGTCAGCGAACTCGCCGGCGGTTTAACCGATATCCAAGACCGGATAAACGAAACGATATTTAACCGTTTGACGGCCGGCCGGTTCGCCGCGTTCCGACAGCGCTGGGTTACCGGTATGGACATACCATCCGACCCTGATACCGGTAAACCTATCGAACCGTTCCGCGCCGCTATCGACCGGCTGTGGATGAGTGAGGACGCCGGCGTAAAGTTCGGCGAGTTCGACCAAACCGACCTTAAACCGTACATAGAGGCCGTCGAGGCCGACATTCAACACCTGGCCGCCATATCGCGCACCCCGCCCCACTACCTGCTAGGGCAATCTGGCGCGTTTCCGTCGGGCGAATCGTTGAAAGCAACCGAAACCGGGCTCGTCGCGAAGGTACGAAACCGGCAACTAGCATTCGGCGAGGCCTGGGAAGATGTCATACGGTTATCGTTGTCAGCTATGGGCGACGCCCGCGGCGCCGACGAATCAATCGAAGTGATATGGCGCGACCCCGAATCGAAAGGCCTCGGCGAGCTCGTCGACGCCCTGGTAAAGCTGGGCACCCTCGGCGTACCGAACGAGGCGCTATGGGAAAGGTACGGCGCGTCGCAACAAGAGATAGCCCGCTGGCGTTCGCAAGCCGCCCGCGTACCGTTAGCGGCCGCCGCCGCCCGGCCGGTTACGGTACCGACCCCACCGGCCCCGGTAGCGGCCGTCACGGCCCCGGTAACGGCCGACGCCACCGTTTAGGCCTATATGGCCGCAACCGACCTAATCGTCGAATACGGCACGTCGTACGACGCGTTACGCCTCGGTACGGCCGGCGCCGTCGAGCAAACATGGCTCGAGCTCGGCGGCACTAGCGACGCAGCCGGCGACCAGTTCGTTACCGTCGCCGTCGACATAGTGAACCAGGCCGCCGCCGAAACCGCCGACCTAGTCGATACCTATATCGGCGAGTACGTCGGCGCCGTCACCGGCGACCCGGCAACCGTCACCGGTTTAGACCTGGCCGAGTTCACTATCGACCAGTTACGCGGCGGCACCCCGGCCGCCGACGTATATCGCCGGCCGCTTATCGAAATGCGTCGGCTAATGGGCGCCGGCGCAGACTACGAAAAGGCGTTAGCGCAAGCCGGTAACCGTGCGAGCAGTATCGCCGCTACCGATATCGGTTTAGCGCATCAGCACGCCGCTACCGCAGCGATGACCGGCCGCCCCGAAATAGAAGGCTACCGGCGCACCCTCACCGGTAAATCGTGCCTGCTCTGCATGATCGCGTCGACGCAAAGATACCGAAATCGTGAACTTATGCCGATACATACACGATGCGATTGTCGCGTCGCCCCGATAGTAGACGGCACCGATTACGGCCGCGTAATAAACCGCGACCTATACCGCGAACTTAAACAGGCCGGCGCTATCGACAAAGTATCGGCCGGCCGTGCAGCAACACGCGACACCGCTACAGCCCGGCGAGCACAAGCGCAAGCGGCGAAAGAATCGGCGACGGCCCGACGCGAACAGTTACGCCTAGACATATCAACCGAAACGAACCGGGGCCGGCAAGCCCGGCTCGAGCTGAGAGTCGAAAAACAGACCGACCGCATTAAAGCCGCCGACGCCGAGCTCGCCACCCTCGGCACCGGGCCGGCCCGGCACCGTACCGGCGTCATCACCGGCCCGCCGGCCCCGTTCGACCCGCAAGTACCACGAACCGTCGCCCCCGTCGTACGGCAACACGGCGAGCTCGGCCCGGTACTCGCCGACGAACGCCACACGTTCACGAAAATTAGCGACGCCGGCACAGTAACCGAGGCCCGCCCGGTAAAGGTCGGTGACGAACCGCCGCCGGCCCCTATCGTCGACCGGCCGCCGCCGCCGAAACCGAGGCCGCCCCGATACACAACCGACAGCCCCGAAGTGATACGCGCCGCCGCCCGGCGAAACGTACCGCCCGGCGTCGTCGCCGGCGAACTAAACGATAAAGCGGCCCGCCGCGCCGCCGCCGCCGCCGAATCACGCGCCGCCGCTCGAGCTCTCACCCCGACCGACCCCGACGTAATCAGAATCGCCGACCGTAACGGCGTCACCCCGAACGAAGTCTTAACCGCCCGCGCCCGCGTAACCGACGTACGCCGCGTCATCGCCGACGAAGCAGCAAAGGTACAGGCCGAAGCGTTCGCTAAATTAGACACCTGGGACAGTCTCAAAGTGAAACGGCCGCCCCGTATCGGCTCAACTACCGGCGCCGGCCGTGCAGCCCGCGGCGGCGAATACGATTGGCTCGAACAACTCGACGAACGCGAACGAGCTCGACTTACCCGAATATGGTACGACGACGCCGCGAGCTCGGCCCCCGACGTTATGGCGTTACGAATATCGGACGCCGTCGGCAGCGACCTAACAACCGACGAAGCAGTCGACCTATGGTTAACCGAAAACCGTCGAATGGAAGCCGCCGGCGCGTTACGCCGCGGCCGGCTACCGTCCGACCGCGCATATTCTGGACAGATAGACGTCGATACCCTGTTACCGAACGTCGCCGGCGACCGTTACCAGGTATCACGTATAGTCGGCGTCGACGACCTCGAGGCCGCCGGCCACATCGCACAAATAGACCGTGCAACAATGCTCGGCGACGCCGAGCTCTACCTCGGCGCCGCCGCCGACGCCCGGCTAGGCCCGGCCCCGTTCAATATGTCGTTTAACGCCTGGGAGGCCGAGGTACGCGACCTAGAGTTCGGTTTACGCAATTTCCCGGCGGAAATGACTGCGGCAGACGTCGACCGCCTCGCCGAGCTCGTACCGCAATACCTGGATGAACCCGGCACAAGCTACGAAGAATTGCACGCCCGAATTATTACAACCGCCGAACGCGCCGGCCGCGTGATCCCCGCGCACGTTACCGCCGTATGGTCGTACCCTTAAACGATAGGATAAACAGACATGCCATTAACGAAACCGCAACCGCCGGCGCAGCTCGGCACCCGCCCGTCGACCCCTGTCACCGCCGCCGACGTCGCCGCCTGGGAAACCCGCACATACCCGCGGTTAGGTCGTTACGTGACCCCGGCCGCCGGCGAGATAGTGCTCGACGACGTTCTGCCCGAGCTCGACGACTACCTCGCCGACCCCCGCGCCGCCCGTACCGCCGTCGCCGACGAACTCGCCCCGTAAAGCGCGGCCGCCGGCACGAAGTTCGTTTCGATTGAAAAGCTGGGCGGTCTGCGCGGCCGCCGGCACGAAGTTCGTTTCGATTGAAAAGCTGGGCGGTCTGCGCGGCCGCCGGCACGAAGTTCGTTTCG